GGTCATGTCACGAACTTGTTTGTCGTTCAGTGCGTCAGTGATCTCCTTCTCTGTGGACAGCATACCCAGAGAGTCTAACACAAACATACAGGGTCTGCGTTCATCTTCAGGTTTTTTTAAATAGATGTCTACTGCCTTCAGTGCCTTGGTACGGAACTCTTCAATCGTCACCACATTGACGACTACCAGTCTCTCTAGGTCAATACCCCGACTTGCGATAAGAGTCTTGTTAACAGCGGCTTCAGTGTCAAAATATAGGCAATAACCATCAGGGTTAGCATCAAGGAAGTTTTTGACGACAGCAAGACTGAAGAAAGTTTTTCCAGTAGAAGACTCGCCAGCAATGGCAGTAATCTTATTCCCAGATACACCACCAAATATAGACCCTGAAACAAGTCCGTTAAAAATGTACGAACCTGTGTCAACATATTTCTCTGTTTCATCGATGTCTGCTGCTAGTTTAGTGAAGTCATCACCAATCTCTTTTACAATCTCTTTTAAAAAATCCATTAAATTACAAATCCAAATTCTTCACGGGCAATTTTTTTGTAAGGACCACCAGGGTTGGCATCACGAATCTCTTTGATTGTAGTCAGTTTCTGATAAAGAGCAGCGTCACCACCCAAGCGCAATGCACTGACAATGGTAGCTAGTTCTTTATCGTTGATAGGGAGGTCCATTAGGAGAAAAATAGTTCTAGGTTTACAGTTTTTTCGACATTCCATCCGATAGCATCAAGGATGGCTTTCAGTGGTTCGACAAAGGACTTTTCAAATTGTAGGTCATAGTCGATGTACTTGTCAAGATTAAGTTCACGAGGAAAATCTTGAATAAAGGAGATGATGTTTTCATGAATGATGTTTGGTTTCTTTAGATAGCAGAACTTAATCTTCTCTCCATTCTGAATCAAAGAATACTTGTTAGTGAGTTTTGCTTCTTTGATGTAGTGATTGTAGAGAAGTGCTCCACGACAGTGGATAGGTGTTCCTTTGATGTAGATATCAGAATGAGACTTATACTTCTGAACATCAGAAACAGAACGAGGAAAAGAAATCTGCTCTGGTGGCAGTGTCTTAAACTCTGCACGGGATTTATCAATGAATTCAATAACATCCTCTTCCGTTCCAGTCATCATCAACTTCAAGGCATCCTTAATCATCTTCCTACATGGAGCAGGAGTAGAAGACTTAACTGCCTCAATACCCATCATCTTCAGTTTGGGTTCTGTATATGCAACACCTTCGCTATTCCACACGTTAAGAATATATCGCTTCTTCGCAGTCCAGATACCACGGTCAGCAATATTCTCACGCTTCATTTGCATTTTCTGGTCATATGCCGATACATACGTCGCCAGGTCGTTATAGCACTTGTCGATGTACGGTTCCAATTTGTCACGACAAACCATATCAAGTAGTTCAACGACCTTTGCTTTATCACCAGACTTATTAGCAAGAAATTTATCAACAAGAGGTCCAAGATTAAGATAAATTGAATCTGTGTCAGATGCAACTACGTAATCCTCTTCGGTTGTAGACAACAGTTTATTTAGATAATCATTCATCTTCTGCTCAATCCAACGGATAGAGACTTGACCAGAAAGCGTAATCGCTTCAGCGGGCGATCTCTTTCTCCAGTGCTTTAGTTGGAGTCTTTTCATATTGCTGCTTTGCCTGAAGCATTCGCTTCTTAAAAATTACCCGCTCATTATACATCTTGTCCATGAGTTCTGGCAGGAACCCACGAACATCCTTGCGGTACATGGCACCGTTGGCACACACCGCATTATCCTTATACAACTCAAAGTTTATTTCTTCCGCAAGGATTCTATCAACCGTAGCTGTGGGATGTCTCTCATCAAGGAGTGTCTCAGGGGAGATATTGTACTGCATAATAAGATGAGGATAGAGAGAGTTAAGGTCAAAACTGACAACCCAATCATACTTTCCTGGTATCGGTTCTTTGACATAAGCACCCGCGTACTTTTCGTTTTTGTCGGACCTAATCTTAGGCGGAATAACAATGTCCCGTTTCTTCAGATAATTGTAGATGATGTTGTCCCACATACGGACTTGATAAAACACATCTGCATAGTTGACCTTGGCATCATAAGCCATAGTCAAGGCAAGTTCAATGAGTTTCATCTTGTCTTCCAATCGGTCAACAAGTTCTACGTCAACGATGTTATATTCAATAAACTTCTGCCACCCTTTACTATAAAAGTCCTTAAAGGTATCAAATTCAGAGTGGTCAAGTTTCTTCTGACCAAGTTCTACCTCAGCTATGTAGTCAAGGCGATATGACTCTTGTGCTTTGTATGTAAATTTCTTATACAAATCCAGATAATCAAGTTGAGTCAGTCCACCAACGTCAAAGGTGACGTGCTTCCGACCTTGAATAAAAATCTCTCCTTCAGTCACAAGACCCCAGTTGGAGAAACGCTTCATCAACTTCTCTCCAAGCACCCTGTTGAGACGCTTACAGATGTATGGGATATCAAACAGTTGAATGTTCCAACCAGTCACCACGTCAGGGACATCCTGCATCCAGTAATTAATGAAGTGACTCAGAAGTTCGTGTTCTGAGGGGCAGTGGTGATAGGTAACATTCTTTTGCTTATTAATAAAAGGTTTTACACCCCAGGTAATAATCTCCTTGGTGGTATAGTCCTGAATAGTAATAGCAAGAATCTCTTCCTGAGCAGACTCTACGTTTGGGAATCCATATTCAGCTGTCGTCTCAATATCAAGAGTAACAAGCTTGATTTGACTGATGTCGAATTTGATTTCGTCTTCAGGATATTTCTCAGAAATATATTGGTAGATATATCGGTCGTTTCCGTAAATTTCAAATCCATCTACTTCGTCGTATTTTTTATAAAACTCTCGACAATCCCGAACACTGCCAGGATTTACTTCTTCTACTGATTCACCTGTTAATGTTCTGAACTTAGTAGGTTTCTTGGACTTAACAAAAAGAGTGGGAAAGAATTCATCCCTGTGCTCATATCTCCTACCATTCTCAACTCCCCGAACGAGGACTTGATTACCGATCAACTGAACATTAGTGTAGAAACGCATTACTTAGTGAGTGATTCGTACTTTTCAACTAGGGTGGGCATGGGTTCTGTAAGAGTGATAATCTTATCAGAACTAATCATAAATTCATCTTGACGCGATACCGCAATCAACCAGGGTTCCAGTGTACCATCTTCTTTCAATAAGAAAGGATTGGTCATTTTGCAATCGGGTTCTCCGATATCTGCTCCTACCTCATCAATCTGAGTTACCAGAATCTGATTGTTCGTCAGTAGCAGTACCTTGATTGTCTTTTCCATAGTTAACGATGTCCTCGGTGTACATTTCTTTCAGTTTGAATGCTGGATTTACCATTGTCACAACCCAGTCACAAGGGACAGGGATATCTTCTTCTGCCGACAGAGGAATCCAGGGGAACAGAGATACTTCGTATCCTGCTTTCTTTGTATTACCTTTCTGCAATTCAGGAATCACGTTAGGGTCTCGCATCTTGATAACGCATGGACGATTCAATGAATATCCAATCACCCTACGGTCATCGCCCTCTCCGAATGTCATCTCTTTGACATCCGCAATCATGTCCTCACCAGACTTCAACAGTAAAAGTTTAATTGCCATTAGTCAGTTTTTCCTCCCGTAATTATAGCAACAAAAAAAGGAGGAGTCAACCTGGATTTTGCCAGGTGCTCCTCGCGGCGACGATATTCAATTATATTTAGAACCAGTCTTTCCTTTGGTGTGCTTCAGGAACAACCTTACCAAGGACAATTGTCAGGAGCCCATCCTCAAATTCAACTGATCTAACTTCCGTATCTTCTGCCAGTGTCCAAGTTCTGGTGAATGATCGTTGAGCCACTCCTCTATGGATGTACTCGTTTCCTGATTCTCCATCTTCTCGTTGTCCTTCGACAAAGAGTTTTCCGTCTTGTGTGTAGACATTTACTTGCTTCTTTTTAAATCCTGCGAGTGCTAACTCAAGCCTGGATTCTACGTTGCTGACCTGAATTAGATTATACGGTGGATAATTCGTCGTTGTCTCGTGTAGTGTAAACAGACGATCGAAGTATTCATCCATACCGATGCTGTTCTTATTTATACGATCAAGCAACTGATCGATATTCGCAGCATTATACTTCATGAGGTTTCCCATTTTACTTCTCCTTTGTAAGCGAGATTTGATTGTGTGGACCCTTTCGGCATCCACTACTAATTATACAAGAAATAAAAAAAGACGGTGTAGCAACAACCACACCGTCCTATAGGGTTTTCCGACTTTTGAAGCGACCGCACGAAAGATCGCAATATTATTTATTCGGTTTCCTGGGTCTTTCCTTTCTTACCGATGTTATATTTCTGCTCCAGAACCCAGTCAGACTTGTCCTTATATGCAAGCACCTTGATCTGGTTCAGAGGGGCGATATCGGTCACAGAATCCTCCTTAACGACGCTAATCAGACCCCAGTCAGACAAGAGACGGGCGATGCGATTACGGCGCTGTACGTCGTTCACAGTGAGGTTTGCGTGCTTTCCATCAAGCGCAAACAGTTCCTTAAAGTGAACAAT